AAGGAATATCGCATCACGACCTTTGGCTCAACCATTTTGAGGATTTCCTGCAATATCACCGTGCTGATGTATTACTCACAGACCGTCTTGACAGGGAATACCATGTCACCCGATTCTTCATGGCTTTACAGCGAGTCTGTGGAGTATCGTTTGGTTCTGTATTCACAGTGAGCCGCTTCGCAAGAGGATTGCTACGCCGAAGGGCGACATGGGCGGCACCCACAGGGACTTACAAGAAAGGTTCCGACGATTCATACGGCGGTGGATTCGTGCCAGATCCAAAGACTGGTCGGTTTTACAATGTGGCCTGTTTTGACTTCCGTGCCATGTATGCCGAGATTCAGCGGGCTGACAACATCAGTCCCGAAATGCTTCGGCACGAAGCAGGGGAGAATACCCGTGCGGTCGGCAACGGCACACATTGGAGTCAAGACAATGTTGGGGTATTGCCCAAACTGCAAATGGATCTGGCCGATGCTCGCAACGAAGCGAAGGCCGAGATGAAGAAGCACGAACCGGGTTCATCGGAATACGCCGGTTTTAACACACTACAATTAGCATTCAAAAGGGCCGCCGCCAGCGTATATGGACTCATGGGACACACAGGTCATGGTGAAGCACACAGGACTGTCGCATCAACCATAACCTATGTTGGTCGTCAATTGACTTCACGGCTGATGGAGATTTGCGAGGACATGGGCTACGAGCCACTGGCGGGACACACCGACAGCGCATACATCGGAATTGGCGACAACGACGGACATGAAATAGCCGACGCCTTAACACGAACGATACAGAAGGAGTTCAATTCCGAGCGATTCGTGGTGGAGTATGAGAAACTGATGTTATCGTGGGTCGCCGCTAAGAAGAACAGGAACTTCGGTTGGGTGGTTTGGCCGAAAGAAGGACTACACTGCACTGGCTTTGAGATGAAGAAGTCCAATGCCGCACAGATCACCAAAGCCATTCAAGAAACCGCCTTTGAGGCGGTGTGTCGTGAGGACGCCACCGAAGACGATATTCGGGATTTAGTGAACTCATGGATAAAAAGCGTGCGAACTGTGGTGAAGCGTGAGGCTCTTGTCATGCGCTCTCGCTTAGGCAAGAAGCCGGAAAAATACGGACAACAGGGTGGGTTTCAAGGAGCCGCTAAGGCATACAACCGACTGAACCCCGACAACCGATTTGAGAAGGGTGATGGTGTCCCACACACATACACTACAAAGGGGATTGAAGCATACCGAACCCCCGAAGAACTTGAAGAATTAGACATAGATTTCACGGCTGTAATAGAAAAGCAAATTATAGCCCCCGTTTCCCTCATATTTGAGGCGATGGGCTGGCGACAACCGACGGCTGATGGTTCAAAGCCCCAAGAGTGGTGGTAAAACATGGAGCAGAAAGAAATAGCGATGGTGTCGTTCAGCGGCGGAAAGGATTCAACGGCTATGTTGTTGAAAATGCTTGAGTTAGACGATCCAAACTATCCAGTCCACCGCATCGTGTTCGCCGACACTGGCTTTGAGTTCCCCGAACTTTACGACTACATCAAGCATGTGGAGAAATACATTCAAGAGAAATACCCCGAAAAGGGATTGCACATTGAACATGTGTTCTCAAAGAAGTCGTGGAACGACTGGTTCTATGGAAAGGTGACAAGAGGCAAGAACGAAGGAAATGTTCGTGGGGCACCTCTCATCGTTTATCCTTGCTACTGGGCGAGAGAAGCCAAACTTTACCCCCTCCAACGGGCGACAAAGGAATGCACAATCAAATATGTCGGTATCGCCATAGACGAGAAGAGGCGTGTGTCAAAGACCGCAAAGGAGGACGGCATTCGTTATCCTCTTATTGAGTGGGGCTGGACGGAAGAAGACGCTTTCAAATACCTTGACTCAATTGACATGGTTAATCCTCTCTATGTGAACTTTCAACGCTTAGGTTGCTTTCATTGTATCAAACAGCCTGTTGCTTCGTGGTATGTTCTGTGGAAAAAATATCCGGATCTATGGGAACAAGCCAAGCACTGGGACGAGGAAAGCCGAAGGGTTTCCCCGATGAAGCACGGCATGAATCAATACAACACGCTCGCTGAAATGGAACAGAAGTTCACCGATGGATTCGTGCCCGAAGGCCGACGACCATTTGAATGCAATTCCTGTGATGCAGTGAGCATTTACCATGATGATCAACAGGGTATTATTGAAATGTGGGGAGGCGAAGAAGAACTACACAGCGACGACGCCATGTCCTGTGAAATCAACGACCCCGGAAGCAAGTCGGTGCTTGAGCAATTTGAATGGGTCAAGAAAGACGAACAGCCCGAACCGAAGGAGTGGTGGTGAATGATTACCCACAAGCCACCACGCCCATACCCTGTGCCGAACCATGAGGACTTGTTCTCATGTTATGATTGGCACCCCGGTATGCCCGACAATATCATTCTCCGTATGAGCAAGTCCTCGCTGGGGGAGTCCACCTTTTGCGCTCAACAATACGGGTTAAAGCGAATCATCGGCATGAAGGAACCACAGAACGATAACATGCTACGGGGCACCAATGTCCACGACGCTGTTGAAGGGTTCTATGACAGGGTGGATATTGAGAAGGCTCACGAAGCGGCTCAATGGGAGAACGAGGGTGATCTTGACACTTATTTCCGTGAGTGTTTCCCTACTTCAAAAGAAATCCGTTCAGCACAGGATTCATTCTTTTTAGACGAGGATCTGCACATTGACCGTTTCCGTGTGAAAGAAATTGACCGTTTTCTATCCAGCAACCCCGACAATTTCTTACCGACTGGAAACGAATTAGAGGTTGATGTGGTGGCTACACTCAATGTTGACGGCATTCCTCAACGCATACACATTAACGGGTTTATTGACCGCATTTATACCAACCCCGACGGGACACTACACATTCACGAACTCAAGACAGGTGCATGGAAAGAGGCCAAATACAAATATGAAGCCATGAGAAAAGAGATGGCGTTTTATGTTTGGGCGTTGCGAAAGTCCGACCCTTCGGCGCAAATCACTCACTGGGGTTGGGATCATACGAAAGGCGTCAAAGGAACAGATACCGAGGACGCTGAAATGTTCCGTTTCGTTGAGGCAGTTCGTGTTAAAGAAATTGGCTTGATGATGGCTGATATGCACAACCTTGTCCGTATGCACCGCCGCTACAAGGGCGACGGCGACATCAGCATGTTCCCACTTATTGCACCCGGTCGTCAATACTCAATATGCGACCCGTGGTGCGCTCTCAAAGAGTTCTGTCCTCGTTATCAAACTCATTTGGAGTGAGTATTATGACACGAAGCACCGAACTAATACATGGCGATTGCCTCGCTATCCTTGAGAAAATGGAGGACAACAGTGTTGACTCCATTGTCACCGATCCACCATACGGACTGTCCTTCATGGGTAAAAAGTGGGACTACAATGTGCCTTCGGTTGAAATGTGGAAAGAGGCTTTCCGTGTGTTGAAACCGGGAGGACACTTGCTTTCATTTGCTGGTTCACGCACTTATCATCGCATGGCTGTGAACATTGAGGATGCTGGGTTCCGCATAAGAGATCAAATTATGTGGGTCTATGGGTCGGGCTTCCCGAAAAGCCAGTCCATCAGCAAGAACATTGACAAAAAAGCGGGCCGCTATGTTGAGGGAGAAGTTCTTCCTTCATCACGAAAGGTGAAGGGGCCGTTGGGGTTCAACATGAAAGGGAAGACTTCGGAGAATCCACAAACTGACGAAGCAAAACAGTGGCAGGGGTGGGGTTCAGCCCTCAAACCTGCTCACGAACCTATCGTTCTTGCTCAAAAGCCGTTCACTGGAACTATCATTGAGAATGTGCTTGAGCATGGCACAGGGGGGTTGAACATTGACGGTTGCCGTGTCGGTCAAGAGGGAGGAACTTCACGAATCAATGGGTCAAATGCGGGAAAGCCAAGAGATACACTACATGGGGGCAATTTTGGCATTCAAGACATAGGCAAAGGTCGTTTCCCTGCCAATTTTATTCACGATGGCTCGGATGAAGTCGTGAGCCTGTTTCCCGAATCCACAGGTGGGCACGCCCCTAAAAAATCAAAAGCAAATCCGTTTGGTGGTGTAAATGAAACAGAAAGGAAAGAGATACATTATGCGGCAGGTTCAGCCGCCCGATTCTTTTACTGCGCTAAGGCGCAACAATCCGAAAAAGGAGAGAACAACAATCATCCGACAGTCAAACCTGTCGCTTTGATGAAATACCTATGCCGACTCATCACCCCTCCCAACGGAGTCGTCTTGGATCCGTTCATGGGGAGTGGGACTACTGGTATTGCGGCGAATGTGGAGGGCTTCAATTTCATTGGCATTGAGCGTGAAGAAGAATACATCGGCATCGCACGCCACAGGATTTCGCATTGGATTGAAATAGAGGAACAAAAAGTGCGTGTCCTTCGGGCGCAAAGGTCGCTCTTTGAATGGTGAGTATTATGACACGAAGCACCCACATGTTCCGACATTTTCCCCGTGAGGTGGATATGCGAAAGCGGAAAGTGGTGCATAACATGGACGAACTTCAACGGTATGTCGCCGCCACGAACGGTGCTGACAACCTCACCACTACTGTCTATGGTTTCCGTCAATTGAAGACGAAGGGGAACCGTGGTGAATACAACACGGCTGTGATCCCACACTTCGTCATTGACATGGACTACGAGCGAGCCATGAAAGAAGGCGTATCAGCCGCCCAAGCGGGCGAAAGGTGTTTCAAAGAAGTCTATGCACTCCATCAGCACCTTGTGTCAAACGACTGGCGACACGCTATGTGGTTCACCGGAGGCGGAGTTCACATTTGGGTTAGCCTTGACAAAACATACGAACCGACTTCAATTGAACTCGGTGATTTTTTACTCACTGGCCGTAAAATGATTGACGGTTGGGTTAAGCAGTGGGACTTATCCACGCTCGATCCAGTGGTTTCATTCCGACCCGACAGGCACATTCGCATTCCCAACACATACAATTTCAAGCGAGGGCTGTGGGGTATGCCGCTGACAACCGAAGACATTGAGGCAGGTTGGGCATCGGTCATAGCGAAAGCCGACGAGCCTCATGGGGGCATGGTGCCATACGGCACGAAAGGCATGGTTATCAAGACCAAGAAGCGAGATCCCGACGCACCATTTGAGGCTGAACCCGTTGAGGTGGACATGAAAAAGGTCGGCAAACTTACCATCCTCCCCTGTTTGGCGTCAGCCGCCTGTGAAAAGGGGAGCAACCCTACTCACGAAGCGAGGGTGTATCTTGCCATGTATTTGCAGGACAGGCTACGCTCTTTCGCAAGACCCCCTCGTTCATCACCAATCACCAACCGTAGCATAAAGGACACCATCGTGTCGTTCATTCGGGACTTGGATTGGTCGGACTACAACGAGGACATCACCGTATCATACATCAACCATAATGTTGATCGATACTACAAATCACCATCATGCCGCACCCTTCATCAAAAAGGGTATTGCATCGGGCGTTGTCCGTTCTATGACAGGAGTGGTGGAATATGAATTATTCAATTGGAAAATCAATTTTTCAATTGGAAAATCCCAAAACAGAATCCAATTGGAAATGCGAAAATGGAGAGGAATGATATGAGATTTACAACAAGACTATGTGTCAACAGAAAATGCAAGAATGTGGCGAGAACGGGGTTCCGAAAATGCCCATCGTGCATAAGCGGAAAGGTGATTAAAGATCTAACTGGGGAAGAGGAATGAAGCCGGAGTGGAATTGGATGAGCGACAAAGAAGACATTGAAAAAATACGAGCAAAAAAGGTAGCCGAAATGCAAGCAAAGGTGAAAGGATTGGAGAAGGACTTTGAAGAAGTCCAAGCCATGCAAAATCAATTCACATGGAAAGACTTTGGCTTTGAAGAACCCGACTGGGGATTCCGATTAAGCGAAACTATGGAGGGTGCTTTTGAAATATGCCAACAAGGCCAAATAGTGGCTATGACCGCCGACCCAAAATGGGCACTACTCGTCACCGACCTGCTAAACAGGGCACGCTTGGAAGAACTCATCATGTCAAAGCAAAATACAGGTGCCGAGGATGCGCCAAAGGAGTGAGAATCGTGCATCCTACACATCACCTTTGCCATCCCTGTTTCACCGCTTTGCGAAAGCGACACCCCGAAGTATTGAGAGGTGATTGAATGGCTGAAAAAATCCTATATATTGACAACCGTGAGCGATCTGGTCTTGAAGAGGCCGTCAAGAAGCAAGCCGACAAGGCAAAAATTAAGTGGGAACTCAACCAAAACCTGATCACAGACTACTGCTACGGTCAAATTGGCATTGAAGCAAAGAGCATAGCCGACTACATGCAATCGCTTCAAAGCGGGCACCTTGCCCACCAATTAGAGAATATGGATGAGAACTACAACCGCATGATACTGGTTATTCACGGCAAACTGGATGCCTATGTGGCGAGCCTCAAGCGAAGAGGCAACAGGACACCATACGCCCGCATTCAAGCACAGTTCTTTGGTTCATTGTCAAGACTTGATGTTGACTTTGACCTAACAATTATGCAATTCCCTACACCATCAGCCGCCGCCTACTGGATCGTAAAGCGTTGTCAAAAGGACGGAACACTTGGGAGCATTAGCACATACCGCACGCTACGGCGCACCTCAAGCGAGGACATGCGGATTGACGGGCTTCGTGGTATTGGTTGTAGTGAGGCTATCGCAAAGCGTTTGCTGGACTCGTTCGGCTCAATTGCTGAAATTGCTGGGGCTTCTGTAAAAGAATTGATGAAACTTGAAGGCATTGGTAAAGTGCGTGCAAAGTCCATTGTTGAAGCATTGAACAGTGAGTCCCCTGTGGTAAAGGAGAGAGTCAAAATCACCAATGCCTAAGCGTTGATATAGGGGATAACGATAGGGACAATTCCAACGGAGGCCAAAGCATGACAGTATCAATCAACAGCGACATGAATGACATAATGGCTCAACAGCGACAATGGGATGATTATGCCGTCGTCAGCAGTGATAATGAAGGATCGGAGTTCATTCGTGGCTATATTGAACGGTTCAACACAGTGTCATTCTTCAACGAATACGCTGGCCTACTCTCCTTCTTTTTCGTCATGGGTCAATTATGCGCCCCGTATATGCGTGTCCCCATCCATGGGACTTTCATTGACTGTCGTGTTCACACCTATTGGATTCAACAATCAAGGACAGGAAAGTCCATCGCATGGGAGTTCATCGGTGACGTGATGGATGACGTCGGCTTGGAGACGGTCGCTTACACCACAGGTTCTGACGCTGGGCTTGTGGGCGGCACGGCTACAGAAACCATCGTCAACGACGATGGCAAGAAGGAGCAAATCACAGTCGAAACGGAGGGCATGCTCGGTGGTCAGAAGGCGTTGAACTTTGACGAGGGGTCCATCATCCTTAACCCCGGTAAGCACAGTCAGGAGACGGTGCTCTACCTGCAGTCAGCGTGCAACCCAATCGGAAGCA